ATCAGGATTGGAGTAAGAAACTGGACTATGCACAGCCACATCAAATTTTACCGATGGGTGAGTTGCAGAACAACCCTTATAAATTTACTTATCAGAGAGCCGGTGATGAATTGAACAGGCAATATGCAGAAAGGTATTCAAGGGTTTATGGTGACAGGACAGTAGCGATTGATAATGATTTTATCAAATCTGAAAAACGTATAGATATTTCTTTTAATCCGACGGTGATGGCACAGGACAAAATATCAGGCCGTTATTATTCGGACATAAGCAAAGAAGATTCAAGCCTTCGTATATTGTATTACGGTGGCAAAAAAGAAACTTCTAAATATTGGACATTTGACTATTACAACACAGACGAGGGAGGGTATATAAACAACGGCACAAACATCACATCACCGAACGAATCTTATTACCCTTTAACCCTGCACGTTGATGACACTGATTCGATGAGTTTTGATTTGAACTTTGGAATGGTTCAGAAGGCTTATGTACCAGTTGGGTTTGCATATTCAAATGACAACCTTGTCAACAAATACTATTACAAATATATTTCAGAGATAAGCGACAAGAATAGTAAAATTTTTAAAGGCTATTTCCGTATTACTCCGAATGATTGGATAAACATATCATTTGCAGATAATTATTTCTTTGAAGGCCAGTATTGGAAGTTGAATAAAATAAGGGATTACCGGCCAACCAAAGACGGGGTTTTCCTTTGCGAATTTTTGCTATCTACCTATTACACACCTTACATCAGTGCCAACCAAAAAGTAGGCACAGGTGGATTCGATGGAGAAGGGGAAGCAACAAAGGATAGATTCCCTGTTGACGGAAGAGGCGATGACCCTGTCCATTCCTACAAAGGTGGTTTAACAGTTGGTCAAAATAGCGGAGGTGATGAAACAATAACCAGTGGTGATAATAACCAAGCAGAATCTGTATTTGTAACTGTGCTAGGTAGTGAAGGTACTAAGGTGGGTAAAAGCATGGAATACACCACAGCCATCAACTGCACGGATTTTATAATTCCAGAAGGTCGCAGGGTTTATGTTGAGAATCAGCCTGTACTCGGTACATGGTTAGGTTCTGGAAAGGTGGTAAGCATTGACAACACGGATTCACCTTATTCAGCAACATATGATGATTGGTTGATTTTGTGCGACACCACAAGCGGAAACATCACAGTCACTTTACCTGACCCTACTAATAATAGCGGCAAAATGTATGTAATCAAAAAGACGGTATCGTCAAACTCGATAACAATTAATGCAGGGGATGGCTCAATCTTAATAGACGATGCAACATCTCACACAGACAACGCTAAAAACGGATATGACCAAGTTGTATCTGATGGCACTCAATACTGGATAATAACACACGGACACTAATGGCAATACAAGAAGCAGTTAATATAGATGTTAATGTCAAAGGACAAAACAACGTCAAACAAGCCGGTCAAGCATTTGACAACCTAAACAAGACCACAAAAGAAACCACAAGAGGTATGCAATCGGCAGCCAAATCCACAACTATGATGGGTTCGGCTATGGGCAGCCTGAGAACAGGTTTAAACAACACGGCAAAAAATTTCAATGACTTGAAAGGGCAACTGTCAGCCATTCCCGGTCCAATCGGATTTGTGATTCAAGGATTTACTGGTTTAAACACAGCAATGAAAATTTTGTTGGCCAACCCTCTTGGAATCGCTTTAACGGGTTTGGTGGGCGTTCTATATTTATTAAAACGGGCATTAACAGATTCAGTCGGAGGACAGGAAAGAATGAACCGAATAACGAGTGTTATGAGTGCATTGTTTGGCAACCTTATGGATATAGCAGCGGATTTAGGTGAGCGACTGATAAAAGTCTTTCAAGACCCTATGCAGGCAATGAGAGATTTTGCAGAGGGAGTCAAGAACTTCATTAAGAACCCTATTGACACTATAAGAAACGCTTATAATAATGCCACGGAAAGTGCCAAAGAATTTGTAGAAGAGCAGAAAAAAGAAATAAAAGCAGCCGATGAGGTTGCCAAAATGAGAAACAGGGCAACACGGATTGAAATTGATTTGTTGGTTGAACGTTCTAAATTAGAATCTCAAATTGCTGATTTAAGGTTGAAATCAAGGATGGAAGATTCAGTTAGTGCGGAGGAAAGAAGGAAAGCGTTGTTAGACGCACAAGCCTTAGAAGAACAGTTGTTGGAAAAAGAGGTTGAAGTACTGGAATTAAGAAGGGATGCACAAACGCTGGAAAACACATTTAGCCGAACGAACATAGAAAACGCAAGAAAGGAAGCAGAGGCAAAAGCAGCCGTTAATAATGTAGTTGCACGAAGATTAAATTTGCAAAGGGCAACAGAAAGAGAATTAAACAGGGTAAATAGGGAAATAGAAAGAAATAACAAGGCTGAGGAAAAAAGGCAAGAACGATTAGCCAAAGCAGAAGTTAAACGACAAGAAGAAATTCGTGATGCTCGTGACAGAATACAGGCTGCACAACGGGTAGAAGAGAAAAAACAAGAAGAGGCAAGAAACAGGAGGTTTGGGGCTGAAAGAAAAGCAACCGATGAGCATTTTGCGAAGTTGAGTGGTATAGTTACCACGTTCAATGAAGGTGTTCAACGACAAAGAGAAAAAGACCTTGACAACCAACGTCAAATGACTGAGAAAGAAATACAGTTAAGACAACAGATATTTTTTGCTTCTCAGGATATTGCTAATTCCTTAGCAGGCTTAGTAGGTGAACAAACTGCACTGGGTAAGGCTTTCTCGTTAGCGGCTGTTGCGACTGACACGGCTCGTGCATTGTCAGGGGCTTTAGCGAACTCAAATTCACCTACACCCGACAACATTGCTACTGGTGGTTTGGCTGGTATTGCTAAATATATTAGCATTGCTGCCACAATCGCTGCAAACGCAAAAAGGGCGTATGATATAATCAACAGTGGTAACGTTCAGGGTGCTGTTGCCAGTGGAACACCGAGTACCAGTTTTGCAAGCGTTTCAGCACCGGCTGTAAGGCTTCCAAGGACTGAACAATTTACAGGCCAACAACGCATATATGTAACCGAGTACGATATAAGCAACACACAACAAAGAGTCAGGGTAACAGAAGATGTTTCAATAGTAAAATAATGCCAATTTATGGAAAACGATAATTATAATAAAATGGATTTACCTGTTTACAAACTAGTCATAAACGAGGAGGATGAAACAGGAGTGAACTTTGTCAGCCTCGTAACATCACCGGCAATCGAACGTGATTTTCAGTATTTTAACAAGCAAGATTTTGTCGAGCCGAATGCAGGTGAAACAGAAGATGAATTTATAGGGCGTTGCATGGAGGTTGTAACCAAAGAGGGTTATGACCAAGACCAAGCACTTGCCATTTGCTACAATTACTGGGAAGGTGAAAAATTTGAAGATGATTACCCAAAGGCAGCCAGTCAAAACGCTGAACGGGGTATTCGCCTGAATGAACAGGTTGGTAATGATTGTGCCACCTTGGTGGGGAAAAATCGTGCAAGGCAATTAGTTGCTCGTGAAAATCTTTCATGGGAAACGATAAAACGCACTTACTCTTATTTGAGCCGTGCCAAAGAATACTACAACCCAAGCGACACAGAAGCCTGTGGTACTATTTCTTATTTGCTATGGGGTGGTGATGAGATGTTGCGATGGACAGAACGCAAGTTAGAACAGCAAGAATTGAAAAGGGCAAAGCGTAAAAGAAAGAATTATGAATCACATGAAAAGTATCATGTAGGTTTTGCCATTCAAGACGAAGAAAAAAGAATCATAACCGGCATGGCTATGGAGGCTGAAAAGCGTATTTACCGTTATGACCCTATGCGAGGTGAATATTATGTATATTTTGACAAAGAAACCATATTTGAAATTGCAAAGAAATGGGCTAAGTCAGATTTATACGATTCTGTAAATATCCATCATGAGCAGGAAACCAAAGGGCTATCTTTATTGGAATCATATATTGTTGACAGGGAAAGAGGCAAGAACCCTCCAACTGGTTACGATGAAGTAGCAGATGGAAGTTGGTTTTTATCTTATATCGTAAATGATGATGATATTTGGAAAAGGGTGAAAGAAGGGGAGTTTAAGGGCTTCTCTGTTGAAGGATTTTTTGATTTTGACACCAATACAGAGGATGAGCAGTTAAATGCCTTATATGAGGCTGTAAAAGACGCTGTGAGCAAATGGGATGGTAAAAACTGAGCCAAAAATTAATAACTGATAATTATATATAGACATGAACAGCAAAGAAGTATTGACCGAAATTCGTTCGCTACTGTTCGGTGAAGAGGACAAAAAAGAAGTTGAAATGGCAACTGCAACCTTAGTAGATGGTACAATCATTGAATGGGAAGGCGAATTAGCCGTTGGAACAGAAGTTTTTGTTCAAACTGGTGAAGGATTGATTCCTGCTCCAGATGCCGTACACGAAGTAGAGGGCGGTATGCTCGTAACCACCGAAGGCGGTGTTGTTACTGAGATTGTAGAACCTGCTGAGGAAGTAGAAACAGAAGTAGAGGAAGCCCCTGCTGAGTTTGCATCCTTAGAAGCATTTAACGACTTAGTTACTCGTTTTGAAGAAGCAGTTGAAAAACTAAACACTTTGGAAGAGAAACTAACCAACAACGATGAGGCTTTTTCAACTATGAAAGATGCCTTTGGTAAGACCGTAGACTTGGTAGAAAAGATTGCTGATTTACCAAGCGAAGAACCAACAAAAGAACCGGCAAAGTTGTCTAAAAAAGACGAACGCTTTGCAAACATTGTAAAAATCGCAAACACAATTAAAAACAAATAATCATGGCATTTAACGTAACTGGATTAACTGACTATACCAACGAACAAAGCACCGAGTTGGTAGTAAAATCCCTTTTCGGGGGTAAGACGGCTGCTGTATTACAAGCGGCTGGACAGGTGCAGGTAGGTATCAAATCTGCTGAGGCATTAAACATTCTATCTTCTGATGTATTCTTTCAGGCTGACGGATGTGGTTACAACGCAAGTGGTAACACAACTTTCACACAAAGAAACATCACAGTAGGTAAAATCAAGGTTGAAGAAACTCTTTGCCCTAAGACTTTAGAAGCAAAGTGGATGCAGACTCAAATCGCTGCTGGTTCACCTGAGGATGTACCTTTCGAAGAGCAAATCGGAAACGAAAAGGCTGACCGTATTGCTAAGTTGTTAGAAGTTGCTATGTGGCAAGGTGACACAGGAACTGGAAACACCAACCCTAACACTAACCGTTTTGACGGATTCAACAAAGTGATTGACGATGCGGCTGCATCTGTTGACGGAAACACAACTTCTGCAACTTCTATCACTACTTCAAACATCGAAGGTTTGATTGACGATATGTACAACGCTTTACCTGCTGACATCGCTGACGCTGATGACTTGGTATTGTTCGTCGGTATCGATACTTTCAAAAAGTACACCACTGCTCTTCGTGAAGCAAACTTATTCCATTACGCTGCTGACAGTGCAGGTATGGAAATCGTTATCCCTGCAACCAACATGAAACTTATCGCAGTTGGTGGTTTGAACGGAACGAACAGAATGTTCGCAGGTCGTTTAAGTAACTTCTTTGTAGGTACTGACCTTGCTAATGAGGAAGAGGATTACAGATTCTGGTATTCTCAAGATAACGATGAGGTACGCTTCCGTGCAACCATGAAATATGGAGTACAGGTAGCGTTCCCTGACCAATTAGTTGAATTCACATTAGCATAAAGGAGGTAACCAATGGCTTGTAATTTAACACAGGGTTTTACCCTCGACTGTAAGGATGCCGTTGGTGGAATTAAGTCAATTCATTTGATTGATTTTGCCTCAACTGGGTTTACTGTATCAGGTGGCGAAGTGACTGCTACAACTGTCGCAAGTGGTTCGGTATATACATACGAATTACCTAAGGGAGTTGGCAGCATGACTACAACCACTAACGTATCACAGGAGAACGGCACAGTATTCAACCAAACTGACGTTATCGGGCGTTTACGCAAGTTATCAACATCTAAGCGTAACGAATTGAAATTACTAGCACAGAATCGTGTATTTTGTATAGTAAAAGACAACAACGATAATTACTGGTTGGCCGGTAATGAATATGGATGCGATATCACTGCTATGACTGCTGAAAGCGGCACAGCAATGGGTGATGTTCAGGGCTACAACTTTACGTTGTCTGCTATTGAAACAGAAGCACCGTATTTAGTGCAGGCGGCTGTAGTAACTGATTTGGGTATCTAGGTACTTGTTTTCATAGTTTTGAATTGGGGGAGGCGTTTGCTTCCCCTTTTCTTTTGCCAAAAAATGAAAAACGCTAATTATATATAGATGCTTACAATTACACAGGAGGAAACTAAGTTCTGGTATTTGACTTTAACAGAGAAAACTACCATTTCAAATCCTACATATTTATTCAGCATTACACACCGGTTGACTAACAACACAACCAATTTCATTTTGACAGATGTGTCAGCATACACAGAGCGATACAATAAGTTTTCTGTAACTGAGGGTTCAACCTTTTCAGTAGATAGCGGAGAGTTTTCTTATCGAGTATATGCACAGACATCACCAAGCAACACTAACCCTGACGATGCGGATGAGTTAGTTGAGCAAGGAATGTTAAAAGTGAATCCTATTGCAACAGTAAAAACACAATATACACCCACATTAAACGAAAAGATTTATGAGTAGTACATCAACATCCTTTTCAGCAGGTTACACAGGCTGCAAAGTTATTTCAAACACAAGTGCCAATACAGGCGTTTTCAGAGGCTTTATTGTCAACGATGATGCAGTTGTATCGGCTATCCTTGACGAGAACGGCTCAAGCCTTCTATCGACTTTAGGATTAAGCGGAGTAACTTTGAGAAGCGGCATCTACATCTCTGTTGAAAGCGGAAACTACATTTCAAGCATTACATTAACAAGCGGTTCAATCGTAGCGTATAACCGATGATAGGCGTTTTTGTCAAATCAACCCGATACAAGGGCTATCCGTTCAAAGTTCTTAACGACCTTATTAGTCGTGTAGAAACTGACGGGGGTACGGTAGAGGCGTTGAGTTGCACTATGGCTAATTTTAGAATGCCTTATTTCGACTATTGGCAGACGTTCCAAACAAGGGTAACGGGCGATAGTGGAGTAGTTGAAGGGGCGGATTGTTTCAACCAAGTAATTAGAGATTTGAAAGGATGAGTTTGTTAGATTTAGCGTCGTTAGTTTTAGCACCTACGGCTACAAAAGAGGGCAAGGTTTACTCTGCTATTCCCGACACGGGAGAGGGCGATATGACGTTTTCAAGAGGGAGTGCGGCTACAAGGGTTAACTCGGCTGGGTTGATTGAAAAGGAGAGGGCTAATTTGTTGTTGCAATCGAATAGTTTTGATACTACTTGGACAAATAGTGGCAGCACCGAAACAAGTGGACAAAGCGGTTATGATGGTTCAAATGATGCGTGGCTACTTACAAAGATTGCGGGAAGCGGTAGACTTCAACAAGCCAT